CGACGTAGCACACCAGGCTCGCTGAAGCGAAGACCACCGCGTTGCCGGAGTTGCTGGAGTTGGTGACTACCGTACGGACCAGCTGCCCACCGGTGAAGGTGCCGATGCCGGTTTCCCACTCAGCCGTTTGGTTGCCGCTGGCGTCCCGACCCTCGATGACGTACGGGAACGTGTCCGCTTCGCTCAGCCCCGCCGAAAACGTCCTCCACCCCGTCGGGGCACCCGCGAGCGTAATCGCCCCCGTCCCCGTCGTGGTCGACGTTTCCCGAACTCGGTCTGGGGTCACGAATGCCACTGTCAGTCTCCGGGGACGGGTTCGAGTCTCGGCTCAACCCACGAGAATACTTCTTGATCGCTGCTGCCCAGATGATCATCGTCCGCCCCGTCGACCCCGGAGGTTTCTTCCGTTCCGTCGGCGTGGAGGACGATAATCACGGCCACCTCGTGGCGGAAGGTTCAGCGAAGGACGGCGTACAGGATGTGGATGTCCCCCACCACTTCGGTATGTGCCTCACCGAGTGTGTAGCTGACGCTCTTGGCGGCAACTGAATCCGCGAGGTGGTTCTTGCGGCTGTAGGCCACCGACACACCCGAAGCGTCACGGAGCAACGCACCGAGGGTCAGGGTGCCGTTGGTCAGGGTGCCCTGCACGCTGACCGCGGCTGCGGTGCTGACACCGTCCAGGAAGCCGTCAGCGTCGCCACCGGACTCGCTCGAGAGCAGCCCGACATCGATGGTCTTGGTGGACGCCGTGCCCTCGAGAGTGCGGATGTCGACCCAGCAGTCCAGGACGATTGCCTTGGCGGGAAGGTCGAAGCCGGTGTCGACTTCACTCGCGCCGCGGTCGCTGATGGGGAGCTTCTTGGCTTGGAGTGAGAGCCCGTTACCGAGCTGTGCGGCGCCGATTTTTGTGCGGCCCCCAGAAATTTTTTGTACCACGGGTGAAACACCTTTCCGTTGACGGACGGTTTATTGTATCACAACCGTGGTCACTTAGACCGCTTGGTGTCGGCCTTGGGAGAGGGCGCGGGCTCGTCTTCGACGGGCTGCAAATAGCGCTGTTCTACGAGCTTGAACAGGTTCGGCCCGTCGAAGTCGTCGACGTCGCCGGGGTTGTAGACCTTGCCTTGGGCAGAAAGACGGCGGAGAACTTTGGCTTTCATGTGGTGATAATAGCATAGGTAAAAAAGAGAGACGGCCCCTTTTGGGACCGTCCAAGAACCTACAAATGAACTTTAGGTTCAGGCTGCAGCTGAGCTGAAGAAGTAACCCAATTCGCTCGAGATGACACGCATGTCAAACGCGCACTCAATTTCGATCCGGTCGCTGAGGCGGGTATCCATGCGCATCTTCCGCACGACGGTGCCGAGGTTGTTCATACCGCCGTTGACGCCGGTCCAGCTGAACGTCAGACCCGCGGTGGCCACTTCGAGGCCGGGGTTGGGGGCGACGTGCAGGAGCAGGGCGTGCTTGCCAGCGATGAAGGCCACGCTGGAAGCCGACTTGCCTTCCGAGCCCGAGTCCATCACGGCCTTCGCCACGAGGACACGGTCGACGCCGAAGAGCCGCGCGAGCACGTCCTCGGAGACGGAGCGCTCCGAGGTGTACTTGATGCGGTCGACGATGTCGGGGTGGTGCTTCAGCTGACGGAACACGTCGTAGCCGAGGAGCAGCGTGTTGGCTTCGATGCCGGTCTTCGAGAGGATGGCGCTCTTGGCGGTCTCCACGTCGTTGAGCGGATCGGAACCGAGCTGGTCAGACCACTGCACGGACGGCGTGGCGGAGGTACCCCACACACCGGTCGTGAAGAAGGTGTCCACGAACGACTTTTCCTTGCGGATGACCGCGGCGTGGGCGAGCAGCTTGGAGGCGGCGCCGTCCTGGCTCAGTGGCGAGTCCGTGTTGGCACGGTCGTAGTCGCTGATGTCCTTGTGGAGGGCGAACACGTCGCAGTAGTAGCTGTCATTCGACAGGGTGTAACCCGTGCCGGCCGATTCCTCACCGGCTCCACGACGGGCCATCTGGTCCCGCATGAAGTCTTCTTTGGTGAAGACGAAGTACTTGTCGCTCTGCTTGTCCACGCCAATCGACGGGAACACCTTGTCAGCGACAAAGTTATTGGGAGACTGCATGACGGCCACCGACAGATTCGTCAGCGGAGCGTCGATATGCGTCATTGCTTTCGTAGGCTGTGCCATGACTTATCGATCCTTTCTGCTCACTGACCGCGGCCGGCGTTCAGGCAGTTGATGGTTGCGGTGACGAGGGCGCCGTCGTTGTCGGCAGCGTCCACGGCGATGACCTTACCGGCGAGGTAAGACGAGGTACCCGTGGTGCCTGCGACGACCGCAGCGGCACGCGAGGTGGCATCCACCGCGACAAGTGCAGCAACAGCGAGGTCGGTAGCGCCAGCACGGAGCTTGGTGACGCCTGCGATCATGACCTCAGCGGTCTGGTCGCGCTCCGGGCGGTTCTGCAGGACGCCGATCGGGATGTCGCCGACAGCGGTGCAGGGGTGAACATTGCCGGACGTATCCAGCTTGACGAAGATGAACTGCTGCGAGGCGGCCGACATGTCGGACGCAGCCTTGAAGCCGTGCATCAGCAACGGGCGTTCCAGTGCCATAACTTACTGACCCTTCTCGGCTTCAATAGCCGTATACAGTTGCTTGTCGGCCTCGAGGATTCGGGCGACAGCGATTTCCTTGGTCTTCGCCTCCCCCTTGGCCACCATTTGGTCTGCCTGCTTCTGCACGCGTTCCCAGGTGGTCATGGAGTCGGTTCCGGCGGGCTCGCTCTTCCCGACAGGCTCGAGAGCCTTGCTCACCAGGGCCTTGCAGCTCTTGAGCACGTTCTCGATGAGGTCGGCGGCGCCAGCGTCAGCCTTGCGGAGGACGCGGAGAGCCGGACCCAAGGTTTCAGGAGTGGCCTGCGGGAGACCAGCAAAATCGGTCGCGGCCTTGGAGATGGCTTCCTTCACCTCGGAAGCTTCCTTCTCTTCAGCGAGAGTCTTCTCGAGGGCGGCAGCCTTCTCGACGGCTTCCTTGGCAGCCTTCTCGACGGCTTCCTTGGCGGCTTTCGCGTCAGCTTGGGCCTTGAAGAGCGCTTCAACCTGGGGGCGGAGGACGGGGTCGAGCTTGGCGACCGCTTCCTCATCCAAGCTGCCATCGGCCTTCAGGAGGGCCACCGGCTCGGCCGGTGCAGGAGCCGCCTCGGGGGCGGGTTCGGTCACCGGGGCGACCGTTTCGGTGGAATCGGACACTTGTACCTCTTCGGCGCTCTTGAAAAGCGCGAAACGCTTACCGTTCGCTCCACGCGACACGATTGAAACCTCGTGTACGGAGAGATTCTTGAGCAACTGGGTCATGCACCATAGATACTAGCACAAAATGTGGTACAAGATATCTGTGGCAATACCGGTAGCTATTCGCTGTCCGGTTCATGCAGCGCCCCGCACTCGGGACACTTGCACATCTTGGCAGCCTTTTCGACCGGCGACCGTGTACCGAATCCGCCAATGCTGAACCCGGTCATCTCACCCTTTTTGACGGCTGCCCAGAGTTCGTCGTCGTGGACCTTTACCGCCATTACCCAGGCGCCTTTTTTTACGGTCTGCTCGCCCATCTGCAGGTCCGCTGGCGCGATGTAGCTCTCGACTACCTCGGCCTCGGCTTGCACCATGTGACTGTCACCGACCACGCGGCTCTCGCGCAGGTACGCGTGCGCGGCCTTCTCAATGGTATCGGAGTCGATGAGGTCACCCTGCAGGTCTTCGGAATCGGGCTCGAGGACCACGCCGTAGACGATTCGGAGGTCATCGTCAGCCTTCAGGATGGGGGTGTCTTTCAGGACGTTGTCGGTCATGTTTCCTCCGGTGGGGCTTGCGGCGGGCCCTTCGCGGCTGCGAGGGCCATCTGCGAGTCCAGTTCCGCCTGCTTCTCTTCTGCGGCCTTCGCCTCTTCCTCGGCGAACTCCTCCTCGGTCTTCTCGGGGAGGTCAGCAATTTCGCGCAGTTCGTTCTCAGTGTCGTGGCTGGGCGTGATGAGTCCGGCACCTGCGACTTGCTGGAGAAACAGACCGAGTTCCTTGAGGTCGGGAGCAGCGACTTGTCCGGGGCAGATTTCCGGCCACAGCTCCGGCGGGATGTTGTTGAGCTGACAGAGACGCTGCACGACCTGCTTGTTCAGGGCCGACGCGATGTTGCCCATGTAGAACTCGAGCGCCTTCATAAAGTTGCTGGACTTCTGCGACGCCATCGCGAAGGAGCCAGTCTTCTCAGTGCCGAGCATGAGGAAGTCCGCCATGACGGACATGGCGATGCGGCTGTCGTACCTGCGGATCACGGGATCGGCAGGGATGGCTTTTTGACCGGGGCTGGACAAGAGACGGAGCTTGTACCCTGTCGGCTTGCCTTCGGAGTCCATCTCCGACGGGAAGACGATACCTTCACGCTCGTCGCGGGCGATTTGCGAGACGAGTCGTTCCATTGCCTGCCGCGTAGACCGCTGGTCATCGCTGGCGGTGCGTGACATGATGGCCGCCGGCATCTCCACGACGGGGATACCGGTCAGGTCGCGGCTGATGCCGATGGCTTCGATTTCCTCGAGGCGCTTCTTGAAACTCCAAGAACGGTATGCGTTCCGGAGAATGCTGACCCCTTCGGGGTTGTTGCGACGCGACTTCGTGCGGATGTGCAGGCACCGCTCGAGGGGGAGGTAGACCTCGTTGCCCGTGACGGGGTCGACCTGCCAGGCGCCGTACGTGCGGCCGGTGGCCGCATCAATATCCCACCGGTCAATGGACGTCTGCGCACGCGGTGCGAGGGACCGCAGGCCGATGCGGCCGTCGTTGTACTTGGACCGGAATCTCGGATTCGTTTCCTCGAGGCCGAGGCGGATTTTCAGAACTTGTTCGTGGAGTGCAAAACCATAGGTCAGGGCCGACAACAGTTCGCTGACGACCTCTTCGAACGGCTGGTCCATGTCGTCGAACACGGACTCCAACCACTCCGCTTCCTTCTTCGCTTCTTCGGAATCGTCAGCCGGTTCTACGTCCCACTCCACCCGGCGGAGAAACGCCTCGATTGCATACAGCGCGGCACCGATAACCGCGTCGTTCGCGGCCATCTCTTCGTAGATCTTGGCCGCCCGGTTACCGCGCAGGCGTGTGTGCGCTTCCTCATCGATCCGGCCATTCCATTGCTTAATGCCAACCGACCCCAGCTCAATGGTCGGAGGATTTCGTTTTCTGGGCACAGAGATCCGCCTTGACAAGGGTGAGGGAATGCGTCTAGTGTACCATAGGAGGTAGATCAAAATGCGTTACGTCACCGAGAGTATGATCGATATGTTCCGTGCTCAGGGCAGTTCCAGTGGCTTCGCGCTGCGGGGTCACAGGCTTATGTCCCGTTCCCGTACCGCTACGTCGCCGGTCCGTGCGGCGATGCTGGAGTGCATGGCCGAGGCGTACATCTCCGGTGGGCTGGCCCTCGAGCACCGCCTCCACGGGTCCGTGGAAATGGCGTTGAAGCTCGAAGAGATGACGGACGGACGGCTCGAACTAGCGCGTCGGTACTTTCAGGGGAAGGTGGAGGTCTGATATGAAACGGCAATACCGCGTTGTGAGCTGGCCCGCATACCTGCAAGATGTCAAAAACGACCGTGTCCGTGTCGGGCCTTACTACGAGGTCCAAGTCAAGCGGTTCTTCGGTTGGCGTACGGTGC